TTAAAAAATTGTGGGATTCCCATTGTGTATAATAAGCGAGTATTATTTATACTGTTATTATTCAATTTTTTTTTATTTATAATATGTTAGATAATGATTATATCAAAAATGGACTAAATGGAATATTCTTGATGTTTGTTGTAATATTTGGTGAATATATTGAAAAATTATTTCCATGTGGTTTCCAAAAATTATTTATTCGTAATATATACTGTAAATATATTCTTGCTTTTTTCATATTATTTATTTCAGTTATATTATCAAAAGATGAACTAATAAAAAATAATAATATATTTATTTTATTTGCGATGTCAGTAATACTTTACATATGGTTAATTTGTATGACAAAAATGAATGTGTATTTTTTTATTAGTTTGTTGATTTTATTATTTATTTTATTTACATATGTTGAATATAATAAAAATAAAACTGAAGAAAAAGATAAAAAAATATATAATATAATTACATTAACAATTTTCATATTAGCAATAGTAATTACTGTTATCGGATTTTTATTATATTATGGAGAAAAGAAATATGAATACAAAAAAATGTTTAGTTGGAAATCATTCTTTTTTGATAGTATAAATTGTAATATAACACCTCCAAAAGGAACTATGAAAGATTATTTTTTAGCAATCTTCAATAAAAATAATATCTAATATATAAACATGCCTTTTTATAGGAAACTAACTGAATACTGTGCGAAAAAGATTTTTGACCCAGATTTTCCAATAATCGAAATAAATCGCGATACACCCAAATCTACGATAACTAATTTTATAAAAATACATAAAGATGTGATAATAAAAGTTGATGAATTTGTTAAGCGTCGTGGTAAGAATGGATTAGTAAAAAAAACGAATGATGCTGATAAAATAATCGCATTCATGAATGAAAATAACAAGTATTCCCATTTTATCCTCGAAAAAACATTCAATATTATTGAAGAGAAATACTTCTGTATCCAGTATCATAATAATAAGAAGCGTTATATTTTTAATGATAATGGAGGGATAAATTGCGACGACCCATATAAAAACGCAACAATTATAGACTCTATAAAAAACTATGAAGAATCCAGTATTATTTGTCAATTAGATGCTATGTTTGATTCATTATATTGTAAAAGTCTTGAAGTTAATCCGCTTATATTAACAGATTCTGGATTTTTACCAATTGATTTCGCAGTAGAATTTGACAACTGTGGTCTTTCATTTTGGAAAGACGAGCATCGTCAATACTATGATGCTTCTCATAAAGAGGAAAGCGCATCCGTAGAAGTTGAAAAAAAGATTTCGGTTTTAGATGAAGCATCGAATGCGAGTCTAAAATTGAAAATCATTAATCCATTCGGAAAAATAGCGACACTTGTTGCCGGTGGTGGCGCATCAGTTTTATACACTGACGCAATCGTAAATGCTGGATATGCGAATGAGTTATATAATTATGGCGAATACAGTGGAAATCCAACTGAGGACGAGCTTTATCAATATTGTTCCCTCTTTTTTGAGAATTGGTTTGAATCAGTCAAAGATGATAGAATATTGTTCATTGGTGGTGGGATATCAAATTTTACTGATGTTGCCAAAACATTCAAGGGAATTATTCGCGCAATTAAGAGGTTCTCATCACAATTTAAAGCGCAAAATGTTGCCATATGGGTAAGACGCGGAGGTGTCGGTGAAAAAGAGGGGCTTCGATTGCTAAAAGAGACTCTCGGGGAGCTCACAATTGATAACCACGTCTATGGAAGCGAAATCCCTATAACTGAAATTGTATCTATGGCTCTTTGTATGACCAGTGTTCAACTTTCGGAATATATAATTGAAGACATATCCCTGACTGATTCTCCTCAGGAAATATCGCTCTGGAATGATTACATAATCTTCATCGGTCATAATTCAACAATTATACAGCGTATTCTCGATTATGAATATTACATAGGGAAAGAAACTGGGTCCGTATTGGGAGTATATGACCCCTATGCTAAAAAAGACACTTACAAAAACTACTTCTGGGGTCGCCAAAAAATAAAAATTCTTATTACATCGAACATAAGCTCCATCGCAATTCCAGAAGGGAGCACCGTCGCCGTATATAATTATTTATCGATTCGTAGTTGCGTTCAAGCCACAAAGAAGTTCGCTGATATCCCCTCCGTCCGAATGTTCTATATTATTGCAGAGGGGCTACCGGAGGCGACAACTCTTGAATTAGCCGAATATTTGCGAATCCGTGGTAAAACCCTTTTGGGTCCGTCATCAGTTGGGGCGATTAAATCGGGAATTAATGGGCGACGCGTCGGAAGCGTGGGTGGCCTTATTGATAATATTCAGCGTTGTAATTTAGCGACGGAGGGATACGTCGCCATTATAACGAAATCAGGTGGTTTGCTGAATGAGATGATTAACTATGTTGAGAGGTTGGGGTTGGTAGTTGGGGAGGCGGTATCTATTGGTGGGGACCGTTATCACGGTGTCCGTTTCATCGATTTGGTCCAGTATTATATGGTGGATGATAAGATTCGGCTCATAATTATGGTTGGGGAGTCGGGTGGTATTGAGGAATTGGAGGCGACCAGTATTCATCAAACGAAGCCAGTCATTGCGTGGTGTAGTGGGACGAGCAATGATAAATTTGAGAAGAAAATAGAGTTCGGACACGCTGGGTCGTCATCGCTTTCCGTCTATGAAGACGCCTCTTATAAGAACTACTTTATGAGAAAGTCGGGCTTCATCGTTCCGGAAACATTTGAGCAAATTGGCAAATATATCGAGAAATATAAGAGAGCTACCGAGAAGACCGACGGCCGAAATGTCCCCGTAGATTTATCAGAAGCTATCGCTAATGGCCTCATCCGAAATGTCCCCAATTTTAGTTCTGGAATAACTGATGAGCGGAATGACCTGAAATATCGGTCCGACCCAATTGACCAAATAATCGAGAAAGAAAACTCACTCGGTTATACAATTGGGCTCATCTGGCTCAATATTCGCCTCGATAATTGGGCCTCCAAATTCATCGAAAAAATATTGGCCGTTATGGCGGACCATGGTCCCGCAGTAAGTGGGGCACAAACCACAATAATAACCGCTCGCGCCGGAAAAAATATAACTGAGTCAGTTGCTTCGGGAATCCTGACTATTGGGCCCCGATTTGGTGGCGCGATTGAAGATGCTGGTAAAGATTTCTATGAAGCCTACAAATCCAATGAGAAACCTGCCGATTTTGTTGAAAGAATGAAAACGTCCGGCAAATATATTATGGGGATTGGTCATCGCATAAAGTCTAAATTTAACCCCGACCGGCGCGTGGAAGTTATTAAAAAATATGTGGAATCTTCATTTCCGGAGTGGAATGTTCTCCGATATGCGACCGAAGTTGAGCGAATAACATTAGAAAAGAAGTCGAATCTAATATTGAATGTGGATGGCGCAATTGGGGCCTGTTTGATAGACTTGCTATTACATTATAAAGTGGATGTATCCAAAGTTCATGTCCTGAATGGATTCTTCATTTTAGCAAGAACAATCGGCTTTATTGGTCATTATCAGGAGCAAAAAATACAGAATAATGGGCTTTATCGCGCAAACGATTGGGATTATGACTTTTTAGATAAATAATAGTATCCTGTGGCTCCGGCCACGGAACCTAATAAAAATCCATATTTCATTACCTTTTTAATGAAATTTCGTTTTGCTTGTCTTTCTTGAATAACTTTTTCATTGAATGAAGATAAAGTGTTATTTACTCTTTCTGCGCATTTGAGTTTATTTATAAGAATCTCATTTGTATCATAAATTTTATTACACTTTTTTTTTTCTTCTTCTAATTGTTTTTCCAGTTTTTCTTTTTTATAACGGTATTCAATCGCATGTTTTACTATCTGATGTAATATATCTTTTTTTGTTGATTCATCATATTTCATGATTTTATCTACATACTTTATTATTTCAAAATCAATATCATCATAAATAACGAAGTTTTCAATTTCTTGTATTCCAATTGACATAATTTAATGATAATAATATTTTATACAATAAAATACGCGAAAAAATAATATAAAAGAATATATAATTATATAATTATGAGTGATACTGAAGATTATGTTGTTATCGAAAGTCAGAATCAGAAAGAAGAACCAGCTTCACAAAAAGAAGAACCTGTTCAAAAAAAGAAGAGGAAACATTTAGAGGTTAAACCAGACTATTTTAAAACGGAAGATGAGCGACGAACCGAGATAAAGGTCCTTCTGAATCAGTTGGCCGATTTAGGAATTATCGCAAGTATTCCCGGAATGAAAGATTTCCTTAAACATTCCCAACTTTTTATTAAAGAAGGTGTATATTGGGAAGGAAGAATCCGGCTAACTGGAACGAATAGAGTTTTGTGTGGATTTTTAACAAATAGAAAGAATAAAGTATCTGATATTACTTTAAAGTATGAAAAAGAGTAATTATCTACGGCGAGGTAAATTACCAGAAAAATTGGGTCGATTTGATTGAAATGGGATGGCGGTCTGGGTCTGGGGCTGAGATGGAGGCTGTGTAGGACGTGGTATTTGAACAGGAGCTGGTGGAGCCGGAACACTTGGTGTTGCTTGTTTTTGTTGATTTTGTCTAATTGCTATATTGTTCTGATTTGGAGCTAAACCAGAACGACGCATTCCTCCACAACTGCACGGCATGATATAATTATAATAATATTTTTATAATTATGAATATTATGAATAATGAAAAACAATCATTAAAATTCGTTTTAGAAATGAGACAACGATTTAATCAACCTAAATTTTTCATTGAATTTGGTGAAATATTTGACAATTTTCGTGATAGTCAGGACCCAGACCTAAATAACTTGTTTTTATTTGCGGAGAAGGCATTCAATGAAAAAAAACCAGTGTGGTATGTCTTAACTGTTTTAATCGCGAACTTTGGTAAAATGCTTATTTTTTATTTAAAATCAAAAAATGACGCTATTATTTTTAAGGCAATTGATAAAAAACCGGCCTATATTGTTGGTCATGCTGTTGTCCAGAAGAGTTTAGATGACTGTATTTTTTCATATGGATATGGTGAATATTTATATCATCTTCTTCTAAATCCATTGAATGTAAATAGTTTACCAGAAGAAGCTTTACAATTAATTCGATATAAGGATGTAGAGATTCGCGAAGAACATTTACCAAATATTGTTCAATTCCGCAAGTATTTTGAAGTCAAAGAAAATAAATTGGATTTTGATAAAATAAAAAAGAAGTATATTCCATTATTAAAACTATATTTTGAAAATAATGGTCTCTATATGTAATATGGAGAAGAACGAGAAAAGTGGAGGTAAATACATAAAAAGAAAAGTATCATTTCCTAAAAAATCTTTTTCACACGAACAAAAACAGATACAACTTCCAAAAAAAGGAGATAAAGTCGAAATTATCATAAAACCATATAAAAGCAAAATTACGAAGGTTGGAACCATAAAAGACGTTCTAACTAAGAAAAAATATCATTCTCGCGGACATAAAGTTCGTTTGGAAGATGGGACGATTGGTCGAATCGTAAAAAAATTGAAATAAATTAAGCATTTGTTTTTTATTACTAAAAATGGCCGATAGACGTATTCAACAAGAACTGAAAGAAGCTGGGACAAATCAGAATCCAAGCATTCATTGGGGCCTCAAAGACCCATCCGATAACAAAAAATGGTGTGCTATCATAATTGGACCAGAAGGAACACCATATCACGGATTTAAGTTGTCTCTTAACATAACATTACCGCATAATTTTCCTCATGGTGCTCCATGCGTTTCTTTTACTGGCGACATTTGGCATCCAAATGTTGGAACT